CCCACCACCAACACAAAACGACGACGATCTAACTGTCCACGAGAACTTTCAGAGTTCGCTTAACCATGTTTTAAACCACGTAAGCGTCCATCCGAAATATAATTCTCGTAGAGCCCGTACTCTTCAACCATGCTGCGCAAGACTTTCAACTTTGCGGGTACGCACGCATAGAGAATCTGGTAATTCTCTAAAGTTGCTCCAAGTTTTTCTGGATCGTCAATGCACATATGTTCTAGCTGGAAAACATGCTTATCTTCGTAAGCTGGATAATAACCTTTCTCGTCTACATAAAATCCGGCGAACTCGATCCGTTCGCCTCTATGGACTTTAAGGGTTATACCGAAGTCTCGCAGTTTTTCCAAGTATTCATCATCCTCATCCTCCTGAAGGGTGTCATCACCGAGCACTACTATATTCGGGTTATCGGACAACTCGTAATGAAGCAGTAGCTGTATCAAGGAGTTCAAGAGGATGGTCAAGTAACAYCCACTTTTCATGATACCCGGCACTTGTTGCATTATCCGCTCGCCGTCCGAAAAACGGAAGACGGGATTCTCGAAGAGGGCTATAAACCTGTGCTCCACCGCGGCGCTCCACCAAGCTGGAGCGCCCACGGCTAGCCGCTGTATCACCTCTTTAGCTGCAACAATCATGTCATACTGAACGGTCCAATCCCAAGAAGAACGGTCAGCCATAAGGAGCGGAGTTCCGGGGGGAAACAACGCTGAGAGATATCGAAAACCTCCGGCTGACGGATTCCAACCGATCATTACACCCGTATTAACATAATTGGGTACCACTCTATGCGTTATACGCATAAACAACATACGGTCTACCATAGAATCAACAAGAGAAACTGCGGAAATTAGACGGAATCTGCCCTCGTCTACTTTAGCTTTCTTATGAGGCTCCTGCTTGACGAAGATTTTAATTTCATCGCTAACCGGAGCTTTTATGACATCCAGCAAGCGGGTCTTCACCAACTGCTTGAAGTAGTGGTAACGCTCATAGTCAAAGCTATAGTTGTCCGCATCCCAGCCAAGCGCTTCACCGTTGGTAGAACCAAAACGGGACATCTCGCATTGACCGGGAACCGAATTCATATCCAGGTCCATCACCGCCGCCTTAAACATAATTTCGAAATTTTCTTCAAAATCCTTAAAGCGGGTTACTGTGCACTTCCAGCTACTGCATCTCTTCTCAACGCGGTCGATGCTCCGGGTTCCAATCGGACCAGCTTTGCGGTTTGCTTGCGCCGCGAAAAATCGGTCGACGTGGAGACGGAAGCTACGCTTCGCGGAGCAGGCGTCGATGTCTGGCCATTGGTAGCTGTCGCCGGCTGTTCCAAAAGAGTTTTGGACACGGGGTTTACTGAAACGCTTACGTTCAGTGCACTTCCTTGCTGGCTGACGTTGCCACGGGCCTCCACACCTGCAGAGGCCCTGTTCGCGTTTCCCTCCGGCTGTTCTACACAGGGAGTTGTCACATCTGCGGCCACAGTGGGAGGGGCTGAAGGGCCAGGAACTGCTGGCGTGGTTTGAGCTGGAGCAACCGAAGTTGCTGGTGCTGGGGGTGTTGGTGGCGCGGGAGCGTTTTCTTGCTGCCGAATTACATCGGCAGGCCGCTCAACCGGGCCATGGTCTGGATAAGCCATGGATTCTCGGGAGTAATTCACTTCGTCATTCCATTCAAGATACTGCTCAACATCAGCAATATCTTCTCGATCAAAAACATACATACGGCCATTGTATTCCACCAATCGTTCAAGAGGGTCAGTTGGGCTAACACGCGCGTTGAACCGTCGTTGGCGGGCAGTGGCCTTGATGTCTTGTAAGACGAAGTCCTGCGAATCTTCCAAGCGCAGAAGCGCATGTATATACGAACCGCTAATTCCAAGATTAACACCACCTGATCCGACATGCATGGCATATACGTGGTTGTTAACATAATATGGAGCACCCGAAAACCCAGGCCATGTTGATCCTGAGTAAGACACGTAACCAAATACTGGTAACTTCGAGACACTGCCTTGAGTAAGTTGCAGACCATCGTTAACTGAGGCTTGGATCTTTGCAGGCATGGTAGACACCAGTTTAGCTGTTGAAACACCCAATTTGCTCCATTCACGTGGATCAACAAGCGACCAGGTGAGATCGCATGCCCCAGACATAAAATCGTCTCGTAATATTTCGAAACCTTTTCCCTCGCTACGAAGCTTGCGGACTTGGATACATTTGTATTCGTCAATAACGTGAAGACTCGTGACCAAATAGTCTCGGTACCTAAACCCGCTTCCAACGTATCGGTACGACTTACCATCGTATCCGTATAAAAACACCTGGAAACTAGGTTTATTAAACGTTTTGACAGCCTCGCTACCTTCCATATAGCGTTCGGGTCTATACAGCGAATCAACGGTTGGGATATATATCCCAGACCTAAGCCAATAAAAAGCAAACTTAAACGCTGTGTAGGTCTTACGAAAAAACCAGCTAATGGTTTTGTACGTGTGGATTAATAAACTTGTAATACTTAAAACAGCCAGAACGGCGAATACTGTGCTATCAGACATGATCTCCATTAGGGCCTGCACTGGAGGTGGTCTTTCCAACATCTTCAACAGACGCCCATTCTCAGCCTTAACTGAATAAAGGGCGTATAGCAGGGCCGCTTCGAGCATCATATGCGCCGCTGTATAGCACACCGCGAAATACATGATTAAAGGTTTTGTGTCGCGACTTAAGTATTCACTTACACAAACAAGCAAAGAACTGTGAATAGTAACAGAGAAAATGGCTCGTTTGCGTCAATAGACTTTATTATTTAAAAATCTTTCTATTT